ATTATTTACCAAACCACGCTCCATTATGTATTCTAAATCAAAGCCGAAGATGTTCCAACCTGTTATGATATCTATATCATGTTCATTGATATATTCACTAAATCCCATCAGGAGATCACGCTCAGATTTATAACTCACGATAGAACATCCATCAATATTCTTGTCAGTATCTTTGTAACATAAGCATGTCTTTTCATATGGTTCATCTTCACCGAAACGCAAAAGTGAAATAGCGATCTGAAAACAGGCATCGCCAGGTACAGAAGGACTAGGAAACTTCCCAGTAGAACTATAACACTCGATATCAATAGATGCAATTACAAATGGCGCGATTTCTGTAGTATCAAGAGGTTTCAATTGCCTCCAGTCGTTACACTGTAAATCAATCTGCACCTTTGTATGGTATGCACGTTCGCATACATCGGTCGTATCAATCCACCCAGTCGATTGAATACCGGTACGATGCATAAGACGTAGTACAGGATCCACATTAGCCTCGAAAATTTTCAATTTATTGGATAGTCCAGTTATGTTTTTACGCAAACGATTACTAATATTACGCCTTGACATGAGATTTTGGCAATGAATTTGCAGGAAAAAACTTGTCGCCCCGTTCTGAAACCCTTCCATATCTTTAGCCTCAACAACGTCCATGTTAACGATATCTGGACAAGTCCGTTTGACGTATTGGATCACCGAATTCGGTGTCATAGTTCCCGGCACCTTGACAAAAAAATAGGGTACAAACTTTGTCGTGACACAGACGGATTCACCCTTAATCGTTTTACCAAAAATTCGTATGATATGATCGTCATTTTCGTCACGGGCATCCCAGGTGAGAACTTGAAATTGTACCATCTGCTTAGTAAGTTATAGAGCTAAAATTTTAATATCGTTTATTAATAAATGTCTGCTGCGTTGATCGATCTTGTATCGAAGGGTGCTCAGGATGTATACATCACCGGAGAACCTCAGGTATCTTTTTTCCATCAGAATTATAAACGTCATACGAACTTTTCTATCAAACCCGAACGCCTCGATTACGTAGGTACATTTGGTGGGGGTAATGAAGTTGTTGTCCCCCTACGCACGAAGGGTGATCTACTCAGTTACATCTGGATAGAGGCGACCAACATCGGAGCTACCGATGACAGCCCCAGTGGTTTCTTTAGTACGAACGACCCTACTACGACCGAATTTTCCTTATGGATTGGTGGTCAGGAAGTCACCAAGCTTGACTCTCTTTTCATCCAGGGTGTGCACAATGTTTTGTACAAACAGGATCAGGCTAAGGCTTCTTGTGCGGTGACACTCGACGAAGTTCCTGAAAATGCCGTAGGTGTTTCTACATACGCTGATCATTACATGATCCCGTTCTTCTTCAGCGAGGATTGGACAAAGTCTCTCCCACTCACAGCGCTTCAATTCCACCAGGTGGAGTTGCGTATTAGGTGTCGTGCTGGACAGGTGGTACCGTTCGTTCCCGAAAGCACACCCAAGGTGTACGGTACGTACGTGTACCTGGATACAGAAGAGAGGGAAATGGTCGTAAACCACGAACACGAACTTCTCATCACACAGACTCAATATCAACCCATGTCGGCGTCCGATGTCGATGTGGATCTCACGTATTTCAATCACCCTGTTAAGGCTCTGCACGTTGTTTCGTCTATAGCTGATGGTACCACGTGGTCCACAAACTGGTCGTTTGACGACTCGACACTGTATATCAACGGCACACCACTGTTCGAAAACACAAGCGCGGCGTACCACCATAATGTCGTTCCTGAAATGCACTGCTCAGTACTCGCTCCCAACGTGTTGAACACTACATCTACGTTTACATGGCCATTCTGTCTGACTATGAACAAGTCGCAACCTACAGGTTCGCTCAACTTCTCGCGCATTGATAATGCTAAGTTAGTTCTCAATGGAACCACGAACAGGCTCGGTGCGATTGTTCGAACATACGCTGTCAACTATAACATCCTGAGAATTAAGGATGGTATGGGTGGTGTAGCGTTCGCGAATTAAATTTATCCAGAAGAACCAAAACCGCGTGTACCACGCTCGGTATCTTCAATAGTTGCAACCTCTTCGATAGGAGGTGTCTCACATTTTTCCAAAATAAGTTGGGCGATACGATCCCCTTGTTTAATCTCGAAACGTTCTCCTCCCTGATTAAACAAAATCACCTTCAACTCACCCGTATAATCAGGGTCAATGACACCAGCTCCGGTCTGAATTCCATGCTTTACAGCCAGTCCAGAACGAGGTGCGATGCGCCCGTATACACCAATTGGGATAGTAGCCGCGATACCAGTATTCACAATACCACGTTCCATTGGTGGGATATACATATCGATAGTACTATACAAATCATATCCGACCGACCCAGGGGAAGCCCGTGTAGGAATGATAGCATTAGTAGAAAGTCGCTTGATGAGAAGCTTCATATACATTTGATAAGGTGGAACTCTTTATATCATTTACAAAAGACGTGGAGTGATGGTTGTGGGTTCGTCTGATACAACTGCGTATTTTACGTGGTATGCGATGAATAGTCCGTTAAGAAAGAATGAAAGCATCATCAAGATTTTAAAACCGAATTGCTGTCGTAACTCTGAACGACACATTTCTAATTCAAGATCGTAATCCTGTTTCACTTCCCTGACATCTTCACGAAGGTTACGCAAGTCGGAAATCACTTTGTCAAAATCAGTATCCATTTTATAAATGTACACGGGAAACACTTAAGTATGTGAACAACTATCTAAATACTATGATATGGTATTATTGTCGATCGTGTAAAATTACATATGACGGGTTTGCGCAATGCTGTCCCGATCTTGATCACGTGCAACTTGAAATTACAAGCGATGAAGAGTTTTCCGATTCCGAATTATAAAGTGGTATATTCTTCTAATACATTATCTGTGGGTGGTGGCGTTTCTTCCTGAACATCTTCTTCTTCTTCTTCTTCGCTGGGTGGTAGACCTAATGCGTCCCACGTCGCCTTAGCCATGGCAGGGAATTTATAACTCTTCTCTTCTCTGGACTTAGAAATCTTGGCAATTATAAAAGCGACACAGACGGATACGATCGCGGAAATAAATATAATACGAGTGATGGTTGGCTTGCGGAGATTCATGTCTATAGTAGAAACATAGAATTAAATATTCGGTACTTATATATGAAAGTTGTTCTCAAGAAAAGTCCCAATCCCAAAAAAAAGTATAGGGTTACTTTCGAAAACGGTTCACATGTCGACTTCGGAGGTAAGGGGTATTCAGATTATACGATTCACAGAGACCCGTCACGTATGAAAAGGTATCTCGCACGTCACGGACGCATGGGTGAAACATGGACTAAAAGTGGAATTAAAACGGCTGGGTTTTGGTCTAGATGGCTTTTATGGAGTAAACCTTCGATGTCGGGAGCTAAAAAACTCATGACAGCGCGCTACGGTATCACATTTGCTTAAAAGAAATGATCTGTTCTGTAAAGTTTAGCTTCATAAGGAGCAGCTTTACCGAGTACATTAACATTCTCATTACCATATAACTCTCTACACCCTAAATCATCCATACAGTCACGGCCATCGTGTGTTATAGGTATCGAATAGATCTGCTGTCCAGGTGTAGATGTATAGTAATGATACTGATCGCGCCGCCCACGTACTTCTTTTCCATATAATGGGAGTGTATCGCCATTATCACCTATCAATACACCCATTTGCTGAACATGTCCAGGTTTATAGTCCTTTATAGGCGGGTCTCTAAATTCTGGTTGTCGTCTGCGGAGTGGCTCTATCTGACGCATTGGTGGACGCATAGGCACCTGGACAGGTACCCGAACAACTTCACGGGGTCGTGTCACGAGATATATAATCACACCCACAAGAGCGATAATAATAATTAATCCCGTCGCGTTCGCGTTCGCGTTCTTACGTTTCATTTATATATCCTAGGAAAATATTCTGGGACGTGGTATAATTCCAAGTTTGAATTGTACCATAAGCCAAAGGGAGAATAATATAGATTTTACTACCTGATCGGACGTTTCATTATCAATGTTATATATAGGTCTCATCAATCGCCCAAAGAATGTATCTTTCTGTTCTTTACCAGTCATTTGAGATTCTAAAATCGTGAGAGCGCATGTATCATCATTTATCGCCCAATGAAAGAATACGAATGGTATTATTACGGAATACATCTTTAGCCACTTTATATTTCTCGTAAACGGAACTACGAGTGACGTGATGAATACTATTGTGTGAATTATAAAAATAATATTCATATCTTAATATGGACAAAGAAAAGAAAGTGCGTTCAAAAACAAAATTCGCGTGGTCTCCACAGCAGGAGCAGATTTTGAAAACATGGGGTGAAGCTTCCGCGTGTTACAGGTATATGCATAACCATGCGTTCTTAATATATAAGAAACAGAATATGCAGTTTTCACTCCCTGTAATTGTTTTATCTACGATCACTGGTACTGCGAATTTTGCACAGAGTTCACTACCCGCGAGTATAAGAGGTGCGGCACCTGCGGTGATTGGCGGGCTTAATTTGGTCGCGGGTATAATAGCCACTATCATGCAGTTTCTTAAAATAAGTGAAATGATGGAAGGAAATCGTGTCGCTTCACTGCAATACGGTAAACTATCACGAACGATTCGCTTAGAATTAACACTTCCGATAGAAGAACGATCGTGCGATGGATCCGCTATGATAGATACGTGTCGCGCTGAATATGATAAGCTCATTGAACAGTCCCCACCGATACCATATTTTGTCATTCAGGCGTTCGAAAAGCAATTCCCAGATGATAATGGAATTTTCAAACCAGAAATAATGCACATTCAACCGATTGACATGTTCATAAGTGAAGATGAAATGACTAACGAATTGAAGAAGGATTTATCTGCCATCCGCGGTGGAAGTGACGGTTCTGATTTAGAAGATGTCGTTATAAAATCTTAGAGACACGACGTGTGAGATATGCAACCATTATAAATAACATTACATTAAAGATACCGATGCAAATCAAATAAGGAAGAACCCTCTTTTTCACAGGTTCGAGTATCCTTGTCTGAATTGTATCACTCTCTAAAAAAATATCTAAAGCTTGATCAGTAAGTTCATCAGTTATGGACTCCTTCATTAAAATTATACCACAAAAAAAACCACGTCCACCGACGCTTCACCAAAATGAAATCGACTTACTCGAAAAATATATCAAGGAAGGTCATAACGTTTTCATATGTGGTCAAATTGGAAGTGGTAAAACTTTTATCGCGGAAACTGTTCTAGATTCATCTAACACGATAGAATTACATTCTGAGCTTTTTCAGAAAAAAAGTACGTTCATGGATTTGATCGGTCGTACATCTTCTCATATTTTTATTGACGGGTATGATGCAACCATTCATGGACATAAACAGATTATAGACCGTGTTTCCGAAAATAAATTAAAAATGACCAGTGGATCTGTTGTGGTTACATCTACATCGATACACATGATACCTAATTTCAAACTTATAATCGTACCCAGAAGAACACCAGATGCTATATGTTCCCTGGCATGTGATCACCCAAATGCCAGTTACGCTGCATCCGAATGTAATGGGAACATACGGAACTTTTTCGACTATCTAAATTTTTCCCATGTAAAAGACATTTTCAAAACCTCAAAAGATATCATCACTGATATATTGTGTCGTAAGGGAGGGTTCGATACATCTCAAACGATACATGAACATGGTCATGTATGCGATGTCATACACGGAAATTATCTACTTTCAAAAAATGCTAACGTGTGTACTATAATTGATTCTTTATCAGAATCGGACATATACGATACACAGATGTATAAAGGTGATTGGAATTGTATGCCGTTTTACATCGCCACCGGAATGGCAGTTCCTAAACTGAATATGGGTGAACCAATCGACCCAAATAAAATACAACCCGGAAGTTTATGGACCAAATATGGCAATTTCAAGATGCGACAAAATAAACTCCGTGCCATTCAATCGAGGCATCCTACTAAGTTGGGGCATGATGAATTGAGTTTAATTAGACAATACGCGATTGCGGGGGATCTAAACCCTTTAATAGAATATAAACTCGAACCACTTGATTTTGACGTGATGAATCATCTCGCAGTTGGTAACAAATTGAAACCGGCTGATGTTACAAAAGTTAAAAAGAAACTTCGTAATTTGTTAAATGAGTAGTGTCGACACCGATTCCGACACAGAAGATCATGAAGTCGTACGTGTGAATGGATGTGACATATATTACTATGGAGAAGTCGATAGGGAGAATGCACTCGAATTTCTAGATGTGTTTAAGAAGCTCGAAGTGAATCTATTGAAAAAGGCTATCGAACTACCGGGGTATACGCCTACGATCCGGGTTCATATACATAGTGATGGTGGTGACGTTTTTTCGGGATTGAGTATGATGGACGCTCTAAAATCGTCACGTGTGAATGTCGTCACGATCGCAGAAGGTACCTGTTGTAGCGCCGCGACTTTTATGTTACTGGGTGGAAGTGAGAGACTTATGGGTAAGTATTCATTTATTCTCATTCATCAACTGTCATCTGGTTTCTTCGGTAAATATACCGAACTGAAAGATGAAATGAAAACGTGTAAAAAAATCATGTCGGTCATCACGAATTTATACGAGAATGAAACGTCGATCCCGAAAGAAAAGATGTCTCAATTTATGAAACGTGACATATATCTCGGATACGATGAATGTATCAATTACGGGATCGTTCACGGGCATTCTTAGTGATGATATATCGCCTGTACAAAACGAGCACACCCAGTATAATAAATCCAACGCTAATCGTATTCAAATTCATGGGAATGTTCGTTAACGGAGGAGGCTTAAGTCGCTCCATTCTTTCATAATTTACAACGGGTATCATCCTACTACATTATGAACACAATTTTTACCACCGACAAAAACGGCAAGAAGCGCTACATCGACATCAGGGTCGAAGAGCGGGACGGATGTTGGTGCATTGTTAAGGCGTCTGGTCAGGTTGGAGGCAAAGAAGCTACATCTGTGACTGAAGTCCCACTCGGCTATGAAAGTGCCATGAAACGTGCGAACACGATGTGGAAAAATTTGAACACTAAGGCTACTACAATCCTACCCATGCTCGCTAACAAGTGGGAAAGTCGTAAAAAGTACATCAGTCAACCCTTTTACGTTCAACCCAAATTGGATGGTGTCCGTCTTTTGGTATCCAAGGACGGGGGTATCTCGAGGACCGGAAAGATTGTACCCGGTACTGAAATTCTTGGCAGGGGTCTCGAGGAGGGTCAATATGTCGACGGTGAAGCATTTGATCCCAAGCTCGACTTTGAAGAACTTACGAGTACTTTCAAAACCGACCCTTTGAAGCTCAAGTTTCACGTCTTTGACTACTTCGACCTCAATAAACTCGATATGACATTCGAAGAACGATGGGAAAAGGTTAAGTCTCTCAAGAACCCTCACTACGAATATGTGGAGACGACACTTGTCATGTTGCGGGACCACGTTCCGATGGTGCACAAGAAGCACGTCGAGGATGGTCATGAGGGTACCATGATCCGTGATAAGGACAGTGTATATGAAGTGGGTCAGCGAAGCAACTACCTTCTCAAGTTCAAGGATTTCC